TAAAAGAGAATGAAACCCGCGGTTTGAAGGAAGTTAAGAGTTTAAAGGAACGGCTTGAAAAGTACGAAGCGACTGATAAAGAAACCCTTATCAGCAATCTTGCAACTAAGTTAAGTATATCAAAGGATACACTCAATAAATTCCCGATTGAACATCTTAAAGATTTGGCTACCGAGGCAGATAGTAAACCCGAAACTAAGGTTGATGAAACCAAAGTAGAGAGTGATACTACTAAAACGGAACCAATCGATAAGATGCCTGCTCCTGAAACCGGTGCAATACAGTCCGGTGGCGGTCTGCCTGACAAAGAGTTTTGGAAAGCCTACGGGCAACCGGGATTCAATGCAACGCCAGCCGACCATAAGAGGGCAGGAGAAATAAGGAATAGAGCTTTAAAAGGAGGCTAATTAAATGCCAACTGGAATCACAGATAGTACCGTTCTAACGGACTCGATGGACGATGTCCGTAGTTCGGCACGACAAGTAAGAGAACAAGAGGGCGGAATATCACAATTGGTAGACAGGCGCTACCTGGGTGATGGACTCGGCCCGAACTGGAACGAAGTAACCTACGCTCAGTTGACCGCTATGGCGGTTACTGAGAAAACCGATATGGATGAGAATTTCCAGCAACTTTCAGATAGTTTGATGACTATTATTCCAACCATGATCGGTATTTCCACCTTTATCACTGACAGGGTAAAGTCCCTGATGAACGGGACCGCCTTTGCCGCAACCGGCGGATTGGCTATGAACGCTATTATCCGTAAGATGGACAAGGACGGATTAACCGTTCTCGACGGTGCCACGACTTCATTGTGTGGCGCTGGCACGACCCTTACCTCCGGTCATATCGGGGCCGCCACATCCCGTATTTCCAGCAATGCAACTGAAATTTTCAAACCCCCATTCTATGCAGTTCTTCATGGTTATCAGATCAAAGACATTGAAGATGAACTAAAAGCACCTATTGGTGTATATCCCATAACTGACGGTCTGACTGCAAGGGTATTCACCGATGGTTACAGCGGAAAACTTGCCAAAGCGTACTTATTTGAGGACGGCAATATCACTATTGATTCCTCAGATGATGCCAAGGGCGGCGTTTTCGCCGGTGGTACAGACGGTGCAATCGTCCTGGTAATGAAAAAGGATATCGATGTTAAGGACAAGTATATGCCTAATGTCGGTGGTGGCGGCATGGCTGCTTATATCTACGTTGATTATGCCTATGGAGAACGTAGTGCAGGCAACGGCCTTTACGAAATTTACAGTGATTGCACAACCCCAACTTCCTAAACCTGTGGCAACGCCTAACGGCGTGAAGCGAATATTCTAGTTTTGGGTAACAATCCCGTTAGCGCAAAAGAGAATAATGCGGCGGGAAGGAGAAATAAATAATGACAATTAAACAAGGTTCTTATGGGAAAATAAAGGTTTTCGAGGACTTTCTGGGAAATTACTCTGCCATTACGCCGACCACCACTTTTGTTAATGTGACAGGCAATATCGCCGCCATATCGGTAAGTGCCGCCAATAGTTCCCTGACCAGTGTAGTTGACGAACCCGGTGGAATCATCGGACTGGTAACACATACTGATGACAATGATAATCTGGCCCTTTTCGCAGGGGTATTCAGGGCCGCAGACGGCGGATGCTGGATGGAAGCCCGCGTAAAGATGGCGGCTATTACTACTCCGGCTGTCTTTGTTGGCTTCTCACAGTTAATGGCTGTCACAACCCCGGTAATGCCACTGGAATTTGCAACCGCTACCATGACGTATGGTGCTGGCTGTGTAGCCGGTATGGTGTTTGACGCTGATGCTACTACCGCTGATTGGCGGGCCGGTTTCGGCAATCATAGTGCCGTAGTGTCTGGGGCGGATGCTAATGGTACAAGGGCTTATCAGGCCCCTGTAGCCGATACCTGGGACATAATCAAAGTAGAAATAGGAGCAGATGGCGGCGCATCGTGTTACCTTAACGGCAGACTAATTAAACACGTTGACGATGCTATCGTGACCACTGATATTCTCCATGCCGTAGTAATGGTCGAAAACCGCTCTGGTGCTACCAATACCCTGGAATTGGATTACTTCAAAGCAGAGGGCGGACGTGATTGGGCTGACGACTAAAGGAGGTTATGAAAATGGAATTATCACAGATTGCAATGAAAAACTTCCCCATGAGCGGACGTTCAGCAATCGTACCTATTAGACAGGCTGAAGGAATGCAAAATGACCTCTGGCTTTCTAAAGAAGGCGCTGCGGTAGAAATGCCCTGGAAACAGGCACTTGTCCTTGAAGGCAGGTGCTTCCAAGTACAGGTCGGTGCTCTGATAACAGGTATAGCCAGTGGTTCTGCTACTGTACCTGAATTGGCTGAGCCCGAGTGCATTATAAGCGTTCCTACCGGGACGGTAATAATGCCGTACAGAATCAATTGCACCTGTAACGCTGATACTCTCGCAACTGATAACAGTCTTGAAAGTATCATAATTGGTTGGGATAGGGGCAAGGTATACGATGGCACAGGCACACATACAACTGAAGTTGCCTACAATCTAAGGGGTGACAATCCCCGGTCTACCAACTGCACCTGCACTTCTGCTCATACCGATGACATTACATCAATTCCCGTCATACTCACAGAGTTATGCAGAAAGGACGTGCATATTGACGTAACGTCTGCAGTCGCCCTGGGTCAAATTACCATCGACCTGTTGTACGAACCTCAGGCTGCCCCATTCATTGTCGGCCCCGCCATGCTGGTGATTATGTGGGGTGGTACTTCCCCCCTAACTGGTTTCGCACAAGTGGAGTGGGCCGAGTTCAGTAAATCTGAATTAGGCATAGTCTAAAAACGAGTGTCATCTACGGGGTCTGGACTTTAACTAAGACCCCGCAAACGGAGGAAATATAAAATGGCATTACTTCATAAGTTACCTTTTGATTGGAAGCAAAGGGCGGTTTTACAGGGCCGTGGTTTTCATATAGATATTGGAGCTTTCAGTACCCCGATAGTTGGAGATACCACGATTATTGACCTGGATAGACCTATTGCTGCTGTAGCAGTTCCGTCCGGGACTTCCATTTTCCCAATACGAGTACACGCACAATGTCAGACACCTTTATTGGCTACTGATGCTGACGAGGCAGAGATACTCTTGGGCGTGGATATAACTGCTGCAAATAACTTCGCAGAGACTACCCATACCAACGAGACGGCCTTAAAAATGTACTTAGGGCATTCAGTTAGTTCTTCCTGCGATTGTATATCGGCCCAAACAGCCGATATGACCGTGGCCCCGATTATCGGTATGGAACTGGCAAGGTCAGTTATAACCGGCGACATTAATGGGACAGCCGCAAATGCCCTTTGGGGAAAACTCGAACTATTATACGAACCCAAAGCATTACCCTTACTTGTAGGCCCCTGCACCATGTATCTATATTGGGGCGGGACAGTACAGGTTTCCGGCTTTGCACAAATACAGTGGCTTGAATATTTATCCGCAGAGATATAGGAGGGTATGAAATGTCAACATTAGTAAAACAGATACCCTTCGACTGGAAACAGAAATCAATCCTTGACGGTAGGGGATATCACGTTGATATTGGAGCTTTCAGTACCCCGATAGTTGGAGGTGGAAACGGGACGGCCTTCGACCAAGACCAGCCAGAGGGTGTAATCAGCGTTCCGTCTGGCACTACAATTATACCTATCCGCATAGGGGTTCAGTGCCAAGTGCCATTACTAGCGGCTGACGCGAATGAAGTGGAAATCCTGATAGCGGCTGATATTGCCGCTGCCCATACCGCTAACGCAACTACCCCTCCTACATCTGAAACAGCGTTAAAACTGTATGTGGGCCACCCTAAAGAGTCTCTTTGTACTTGCTATAGCGCATCTACTGCCAATAGCACAAATCCGACGCTTGGATTGGAACTGGCACACAAAGTTATCACGGCTGATAAGCAGAATACCCCGGTCACTGCACTATGGGGCGACCTTGAATTACTTTACGAACCCGAGGTTGGCAACTTATTGGTCGGGCCTTGTGCGTTATACGTTTATTGGGGTGGCACTGTCGCTACCAGTGGATTTGCTCAAATTGAATGGTTGGAGTTCTTAACATCTGACCTGTAAGGAAAACAAGAGGGGGCTAATCACCCCCTCTTAAAAAAGGGGTATATGAAACAATTAGCATTAGGTACAAACTGGATAAAGTTTGACGAACCTTGCCTGGGACTCTACGAATTGGATTATCAGTCGCCTGGGTATAAAAGTTTTCATCGTTATCAGATTTGCCTTGTTTTCCGAGAGATTGACAAGGTGGCCGAGTACCGGAAAGACCTTGGCCCCTCCGAGAAATTCAAGGGCGTTGACCAGATCCGGATACCTGGGGGAATCAGACAACCAAATGGACAATATGTAATTGCACACAAGGTTGGGGAACTCATGGATATCGCCGATAAATTACGTTCTCAAAACCTATTTGATAAAAAAGACCTCATCGGGGTGAACCAACTAAGAGAAACATAGTAACGGGAACTATCGGGCGTTCGTGATAACACGAAAATTAAAGCGCTTGATATGGAGGACACAAAAGAATGACACAGCCAACAGAGGACAATACCGCACTCATGGAGGAGATGCTACGGAATGCCACGGTGGCGCCGGAACCTGGCGAACTTAAAAAGGGACAATTACTACCGGATGGTAACAAACAATTACCTGGTGGAGTAATTGAATTAAAGAGTGCCGGATATGTAAAGATTTATGATACCCTGACAGGCGAGGAAAGCACCGTCAACCGCAATATGCTTCCCTCTAAGTTGAAGCAAACAAGGCCGGACGGCAGTTTTATCTTTTCTACGAGGCAATCTTCTAAACCTACCCGCGGGACTTTCAAATGCTTATTGCATCCGGATAACCCTAACCGGAAGCATTATAGTGAACTCGGGTTACTAGTTTGTCCCAAGGCTAATTTAACTGCTCCCCATCAGGTCAAACTTCACATGATGCACCGTCATAAGACTGAGTGGGACACTATTGAAAATGAGAGGATTGAAAAAGAAAGGCAAGAAGACCGGTCACTTCAAAAGGCCATCCTTACTGCCGCCAGCGGGGGAACTATACCCAAAGAGACTGAAAAGCCTATAGAAACGCCTGAGAAAGTCGGTTCTGAGCCAATTGTAGCGTCTGCCGATAAGGGTGATTGTCCTTACTGCGGAAAGAAAAATATAGATGGCAGACATACGAGGTCATGTAGCCATAGACCGGAGTAGATAGATGTCTGCGGATTTTCTGAAATGTATTGCTGACGGTGGGAAAGTAACTACCGTCAGTTTGAAAGGTGGAAAATACTTCCATGTTTGTAAAATCAATGGAAAATCCTACACAGGCGAGACTAAGACCAAAAAAGGTGAGGCTAAAAAATGAATAGAAGCCAGATAATAACGGCTACCAGAAGCGCAGATAATCTTAATGATTCCGGCACTATCTGGACTGATGCAAAACTCCATGCCATCCTTGATAACGTCTTACTTGAAATCGCCGGACGTAAAGCACTTCCTAAGACTGTTTGTTTGCCTTTCACCGAGCATACGAAGTCAGTTGATATCAGTAGTATCGATAGGCTTGTAAATATCAATCAGGTGGAATATCCGGTTGGGAACGGAGCGAATACCCCACAATGGCGCAAATTCAGTCATTCAGGGAATATACTGACGATTGATTATAGTAAAGTCCCTGCAATATATCACAGGACTACTACAGGAACGGATACCAGCTTTGGAACTCTTACAGGGACGCTAACTTTTACAAAGGACAGTTATACGGTTACAGGGGTAGCCTCTCTATTTACTACCGAACTTAAAAGCAATGAAGATGATACCCATGGGGATTTGATAGGAGTATCTTCAGGATCAAGATATTATCAGGTTGCCCATATTGCATCTGCAACCTCACTTACTTTGGATGAACCTTTTGAGGAAGAGACTGTAACGGATACGGTAGATGTGACGAAACAGTGTCTATATACCGCCTGTGTCAAGGTACATTATGGCCGTGAGTATATGGTCACTCGTACCCCTACAGTGTTTGTAGGAACAGGATTGGATGACCTTACGGTTACAGATAGTTATTCAAGGGATACAAAACTTAATTACAAGGTACAGATAGATGCTACAGCAGGAAGTCCCGACACTTACAAATGGTCGGATGACGGCGGTGCTACATGGGACGTTTCCACTGTCAACTGTGCTACTGCTGCCACTGTATTGAATAACAAAATCTATGTTGCTTTCGCCGCAATAGACGGTCATACAGTAGGCGATTACTGGACATTCTCGGTTGGGGATACTGATTTACCCGGGAAATACGAACCTATTGTAATCAACGGTATAGTGGCATATGCCGCTAGTGAATTTGCCGCCTTTTTATCTGAGGCCGAGACAGCACTTGACCTTCCTAATTTAGCCACTACGGGCGAGTTAACTGTCGGCAGGGCATTGATCAATGCCCTTAATGAAGGGGGAGACGTAGCTCTTAAATATGTCCAATATGCACAGATTGATATTGCTGAGGCACAGGCACGGATAGCAAAAGCAAGGGAATTGAAGGGATGGGCAAATATGCGGATGGCCATGTATCAGAAGCAATTAAACAGTATAACTAATTTCTTTGGTCATGCCCAATATAACTGTTCAAGAGATTAAATATGCGCGCTATTCCCCAAAGTATTCAGAAAGAGCAGGTTAAACTTACAGGCAAGAAGCCTGTTTTTTCCCTTGCAATCAATGATTATAATCGGCCTGCTAAAGCAACTGCCGTCCGTCCTAATTATTTCAACTGGAAATGTATTTGGAAAGGAAAACATGCCTGGGTGGATCTGTGGGATTACTGGATGGATCATGGTGTTGGTCTGGATACGATCATTAATTATAGTGGTTCCGTACCTTTCCCCGCGGGTGTTTATCCTTTTACAGGTTTTGCATCCAGTTTTCTGAATCATTATGCGCCTGCTATTTGCGTGACTAAAAACGATACTTTGATAATAGATGATCCGGTCACAGGATTGCATAGGTTTCCCAATGCTACGGATGGAACCGATTTTACCGACTGGATACCGGCACAAGATACCACTAAGGAAGAATATAATCCGCCTTCATATTTCCCTGTGTCTTATAGTCTTGTTGCAAATCCAATTATGGATGAAGTTATTAAATTTTGGGTAAGTGGTGGGGAAACTATATCTTATCAAGTTTCAAATGATGATGGTGTGACCTTCGGGGGAACACAGACGCTGGACGTAGTACCAGTCCCTATTATGGTAAACCCAACTTTCGTTTTATGGGTAAGGGCGGCATATAACTATAATGGGCATCTGGCAGTCCTGGCAATAACAATGTTCGGCGATAATGGGCCGAGTAGAAAACATGTTTTATGGATTATTACCAGAGAGAACGGTGTATGGAGTGCATGGTCAACCGGACTTGAAATAGAGGCAGCGGGTGCTGAAGGTTATTGTTGCTATCCCAGTGCTGGCCACGGTCCTGAAGCAGGCCGTCGTGCGAGCATGAAGAGTTGTGATCTCGCCTATCAGAATTACGGAAATGCTGGCGATTGGATGATTGTTTATTCCTGGGAAGAGGGTTCCGGCAATGTTACGGTCAAGAATAGATGGGCAGTCAGGGGTGATGGCGGCGCTATAGATAAAGGTGTTTGGTTTTTAGGTGGAGAGAAAGGCCCCAATATATCAACGGTCTATGAGATGATTAATTCCTTCTCGGATATTCAACATTTCTCTGCCACAGGAATGGTTGGTGCTAGTGCAGATTTAAGACAGGAAGCTTCAATTGAATTACCATCGACGCAAAGTATCGTACCTTTATATACTTCTGCGAATGTGAATGTTCTCCGTGATATGGCGGCCTATCAATCAAAGGTCGATACCGTGGCGACACAAACATATACGAGAAGGTTAGAGAGAGTTAGGCAGAGTGAAACAAACCGCCTGTTTAATCAATTGTACAAAGCAGGTGGTATTTCAGTAGTTAAAGACCTCATGGGACATTATCAAGTAACCAAGGTAGAAACGATTTATGCCTATAATTCTCTCTTCAAGATACAGGGTGGGGAGTTTTTGTGGTGTGTGCAAGCTGATGACAAGATGTATTTTTTCGCATTGCGCCACGACATGACGGTGAAGGAAGCCGTATTTTACAAGGCCTATTCGATTGAACAGAAGTACCCCATGACCCTTGCCTGCAGCAGCAATTATGTATTCGCAGTTACCAACGGCAAACTGTATATGAGTGTT